TGGGGAACTCTCTATGAGACAATCCAGAGCTAAATTTAATTTAATTAATAAATGTGAAACGACTATCGAAAAGAGATATTAAGAGAAATCCTTTATATTTAACTTAGTAGAGTACATCTCAAGCGAGATGGAAACGGAGGGAATCTTAACCATGGTAAAAGTGATTAAGATTATGATATAGTCTAATCTATATAGCGATATATAGAGTTTATCTAGCGAATAAACGTAATGATAATGGAAGTCGGGGCACTTATGAATAATTACCCAATTGAGGCTATGCGCTCATCACAAATGAATATTGTTAATAGAACTGGTATTCTTATTTCTACCGCATATGAGTCATTGAATAACCCAATGGTACAAGAGGTAGAAGTTGCTGAAAAGGTTATTAGAGGATTGTTGAAAGATGACAGTTTATTTGCCTTATTGTATCGACCTGATTATCCAAAAGAATGGATGACATCAGATGATGAGCTATTAAAAGCAAATCCACTTGCAGCAGAAGTAACAGATAATATTGAATTTTTAAAGAAAAATAGAGATGCAGCAATTGAAATTCCAGATAAACGTAAAAACTTTTTAACTAAACATATGAATATATTTGTTAATGGTGATGAAGTTGAAGCGTTTATTGGACAAGATGATTTAGAAGCATGTGAAGTTGATGAGGTTGATTGGACAGGACGTGATGTCTATGTTGGATTTGATTTATCAGCATCAGATGATAACACTGGTGTGTCTATGTCTTCTTACGATTTTCAAACAGGTAAATTTATTGCTAAGTCATGGGCTTTTTATCCAAAAGGTAAAGAAGCGGAAAAGTCAAGAGTTGAAAAATTAAATTATGAAGCTATGACAGAAAAGGGTTATGCAATTCCATCTGGTGGACAAATAATTGATTATGTTCAAATTGAGGATTTCATCATGAGCTTAGAAGATAAATATCAAGTAAATATTTTAGCGGTTGGATATGATAAATGGAACGCAGCTCCGACTGTTTCTAGATTATCAGCATTAGATATGACAATGATTGAGACACCACAAAAGATGTTATCATTGTATCCACCAACAAAAATGTTGAAAGAAGCAATATTAACAGAAAACTTTCAATATGAAAAAAATGATTTACTAAAACTCAACTTTTTAAATGCTAAGATGGTGACTGATACTAATCTATCATACTTCTTAAATAAGAAAAAGTCAACAGGTAAAATTGATATGGTTGCCTCATTAATTAATAGTTTATATTTATGGGAACAAGATATTATTGATGGCGATAATGATAGAGATAGAATGGTTACAATTTTTTAGAAAGGAGTATTAAATGGGATTTTGGAACAATTTTACAAATAAGAAAAAAGATACTAAAAATGGTCAATTAGTTAACTCTTATGATTTTGGACAGGCAACATCGTTACGTTCATATCTAGGAAAGGAATCACAACTTACCGAAGAACAGTTAATGGGTATTCCGGCAGTTGAAGCGGCGGTTAATTTAATTTCTAATTCAATTGCTTCACTACCATTGAAGCTATATAAGCGAAATGAATCTGGTGATTTAATTGAAGTGAAAGATAGTCGTCAATCACTGTTAAATGATGAACCAAATGAGTCATTAAGTGGTTATGCTTTGAAACGAAAAATTGTTAAGGATATTCTTTTTTATGGAACATCTAAAACAGTTATAGAGCGTAAAAGTGAAACAAGTAATGAAATCTCCGGATTATATCCATTGGAACCCAAAGATATCACAATTGATGTTTATTTAATTAATAATTATAGACGTTATGGAATTGTTAATCTAACTGGCGACGGTGGACATGCTTCATTTTATAATGATGTTATGTTAAGTGTTTTACGAGACAGTGATGATGGTATTGTTGGAACTGGTGTGATTGAAAATAATGAAAATATTTTTAAATTGGCATTGGCTCAAATTGAATATGAAAAAAATCTTTTAGAGAATGGCGCTATGCCAACATCTGTATTGGAATCAGATTCAAAATTAAATGATGTCCAAATTAACCGTTTGCGTTCAGCATGGGAAACTATGTATGAAAAAACAAAGAATGCCGGTAAAACGATTATTCTTGAAAGCGGATTAAAGTATCGCCCCGCTTCATATAATCCAGATGACATGCAAATGGAAAGTGGTAAGAAATCTATCACAAGTAACATTGCACAAATCTTTAACATTCCTGAACCAATGATTAATAGCGCATCAAATAAATATGACTCATCAGAACAAAATAATCTTTATTTCTTACAGTATACACTATCTCCCTTAATGACGCTAATTGAAAATAGTTTCACTAAGAGTTTATTATTGGAATCAGAAAAAGAATCTGGATATATGTGGCGCTTTGATGAAACAGAATTGTTGCGTACAACAGAAGATATGACCTCTAAGAGAATTATTACGCAATACAATGCAGGTCTTAGAACTAATATTGAAGCCATGAAAGCCTTGGGGATTAAAACAAGTGATGATATGGGTGAATATACTAAGCTCACCACTGGTGAAGTTTTACTATATAAAAATTCAAAAGATATTATTAACCCAAATACAGGGGTTAAGCTTAATGTTGATACACTTCCTACACAAGAGGAAATGATAAGTCTTCAAGCAAATGCTTCTCGTACGCCAAATGATATAAATAAGGATAGTCAAAATAAAAATATATCACAAGGGAATGAAGTAAATGAATGAAAATAATCTTGAAATAAGAACTTTATTGATTGATGATTTAGATACATCACATGGCACTGATTTAAAAATTAGTGGTTATGCGAATGTCACTGGTAGTGTTTCAGAGTTAATGCCAGACGCTAGAACGGGTCGACCATTTCAAGAAACAATCAAATCAGGGACATTTCAAGACGCTTTAGGTCGTGCAGAAAAGGTTGAGTTCTTAGATGCTCACAATAAAAGTAGAATTTTATCCTCAACAGTTAACGACACTTTAGTGCTAAAAGAGGATAAAAAGGGTCTTCACATAGATGCTGTCATTTCTCCAACATCTTGGGGCAAGGATGTTTATCAATTAATTAAAGATAAAATTATTCAGGGTCTTAGCTTTGGTATGACAGTTCTAAAAGAGGATTGGACTATTGGAGACAATGGTTATCCATTAAGAACAATCAGTAAAATTAAATTAAGTGAGGTTTCGGCAACACGAAATCCCGCATATCGCAGTTCTAGCTTAGAGACACGAGCTATTGAACAAAGTTATGATGTTAGTATACCAGAAAACCTAGAAATGAGGGAAGATAACTTGGAAAAAGAAGTAAAAGATAGTGAAATTTCTGAAATTAAAGAAGATGTTGCTAAAGCAACTGAAGCAGTTACAGCAATTAAAGAAGCAGAAGTTGTTGAAGAAGTTGCTCCGGTAGTGGAGACAGTCACAGAAGCTCCATCAGTTGAAGATTCTGCAGAAGTTTCAGCAGAAACGCGCGAAGCAACACCAGTTGTAGCGCCAATTTCATTAGATATTAGTCATATTGAAGGACTTGAAAATTCAATTAAAGTTCTCACAAGTTCTGTAAAATCGCTTTCAGATTATATCATTGAAAAACGTGATGATGGTGACGATGAATCTATTGACGATTCAGAAGACCGCTCAAAAGACGTTAAAGAAGATATTAAAAAGGATTCGGAAGACGTAAAAAAAGAAATTCCTAAAGATAAAGAAAAAACAACTGAAACGCGTTCGTTAGAAGTTGAATCATTAACGAGCTTTTTCAGTGATAATAGCAAGATGGAGGAAAGATAATGGCAACGACATTAAAAAGTTTAGTTGAAAAACGTAATTTAGCTTTTTCAAAAGCTAACCAAATCATTGAATCTGCTAAAACAGAAGAGCGTGAATGGACTAGCGAAGAAACAGTTGAATTGCGAGAAGCACAATCTGCCGTGCAAACAGCAGACATTGAAATTAACCACATGAAACAAGAACGTTCAAATGAAGGTGTTCTACATGTAGAAGAACCTAACAATAAAAAATATGAGGTGAGAGATTTGGATAACGTAACAAAATTAGAAGACACAATGGAATACCGAGGTCTTCAAAAATATGTTGAAGGTAATACAAATTCAGAAGAATTTCGTGCATTATCAGATACATCATTAACAGCAGGCAACACAGTTGAAAATACAGCAGGTAATGGTGGTATTACAATTCCTACACTTGTTGCATCAGACATCATTGCTAAATTAGAACAAATGTCACCAGTCTTTGCAATGTCAGAACATTTGGCTTCAATGACAGGAACATTAAAAATTCCTCGCGAAACAACAGCATCAGACCTTGTTGGATTCGTTGGAGAAGGTATGGATGTTGATTTAATTAAGGGTAAATTGGTAAACGTTGAATTAACACAAAAACGTGTTGGTGCAGCATTCCAATTAACAAACCAATTAATCTTGGATTCAGCAGTAGATGTATTATCATATGGTTTATCACGTGTAACTCGTTCAGTTGCTCGCACAATTACATCAGCTGTTCTTATTGGTAATCTTCAATCAGGCGCAACAGATGCAACATTCCGTCCAGTATTGGGTGATAAAGATATTGCTATTCAAGAATTTGCAGGCGCAGTTCCTGATGCTAAAGAAATTATCCGTATGTATACAGCACTTCACCAAGGTTATCAAGAAGGTGCTGCATGGATTATGTCTCAAGCAATGTTCAATGCCGTTGCTGAATTAGAAAATGGTGATAAAACATTGTTAATCTTCAACGGTATCGTTGATGGAAAACCCGGATACAACCTTTTAGGCGCACCAGTGTTTATTGATGACGCTTTAAATGGTGACAAACTTGAAGGTAAAGGTATCATTTATGGTAACTTTAACGAAGGTTATGTAACATTAATCAAGCAAGGTATGGGAATTACACATATCTCACAAGATACAACACAAGCATTAGCAGGTGGACACATGATTGTTATGGACACATATCTTGATGGTGCCGTTAAGAATCCTGATGCATTTATCATTGGTCAAGCAAAAAAAGCGTAGAGCCATCTAAACCCTCAAACCCAACTAAAGTTGCAGCAGTTGCAACGGCAGATGGAGCAAAGGTAACAGCTGAGTAATAAACTTAGGTGGCGTTAAAAACACGCAGCTGACAAGGTTTTCCTTGTCGGCATACATATTGATACAAGAGGTGATTTAATGAATAAGGAAGAAACAACGGAAGTAGTTCCAGTAACAATTGAAGAATTAATGGATAATTTAAATGCAGAAGAGGATGAACTGCCCTTAATTGAGAATGTAATTCTACCACAAGCACAAGCATATGTCGATAATTATCTAAACGTTAATGATAAATATTTATCACACGATGAATTGGTTACGAAGAAACGAGTTGTTTTAATGATGGCAACAGATTGGTATTTTAATCGTCAAGGTGAAGGTAATACGAATAAACGTAGTTACTCTGGAATGAACGCTGTTTTAGATTCTATTCGGAACCAAGGTATCGGTACGGAAGATTATGATGATTACAATACTCACAGATAATGAAAGTGAGATGATTTAATGGCAGGAACATATTTCTATAATAGTAGTGGTAAGAAATTAAATGCCTCTAATTTTAATAAGAAGTTCTTACTATGTGAAGTTGGTAGTGAATTTAGTGAAAAAGATGGGATTGACCACGATGTATTAATTAATCCTAAAACGCTTCACTATGCAAATACAACACATGAAATGGTATTATCCCTAACAGAATTAGGAATTTCAGTGGCAGATGGAAATATTATTACAGTTAAGCACAATATGAATATTAAGAAAAATAGTAAAATTGTCTTATTAAATGACCTAGATACAACATATAATATAGATTCAATTATTAGAGATGACTCAAATGCAGTTATCCCATATGATATTCTAAAGCTTGTTGCAAATACAAGGAGGTATCGTGTTGCCAGAAAATAGTGGAATGGACTTAGATGTTCAACTTAATGCGTGGTTTAAACAAGTAGAAGAAATGACTAAATTAAATATGGCAGATACACTCGTTATTACACAAGCAGGTGCCGCTGTGCTTAAGAAAGAGCTTGAAAAAGAAACTCGTGAAAAACATTATGATACCAGTTCTAATCATAAAGCGGGTGAACCCCATTTAGCAGATTCTGTGATGACATCACCAAGAAATACTGATGGTCGTATGACAGGCGTTTCCACGGTTGGTTTTTCAGGTGATAAAGCTTATATTGCTAGATTCTTGAAT